GGCCCATCATTTGTCTGCCAGCTTCTATTGGAGACATGGCCGTTTGATACATAGCGCCCATACCCATTTGCACCATTTCAGGCCCTCTTTCACCTCTAAAAAAGCCACCTACGCCTTGTGCTGCTCCTGTAAATTTTTCTCTTAATGTTTTAGGTCTATTAGGATCATCATACCCTACACCGATTTTTCTAGCTTCTAATTTTTTAGCCCTATCATCTAAAACTTTTAAATCAGCTTTAAATTTATCACTATCAAGTTGCCCTTTTTCAAAATCTTTTTGTAATTTTAATCTATCACTACGTAATTCATTAACTTGATTTTGTATATCATAAATTTCTTGTAATCGTTCTTTTTGATTTAAAACTTGAATATTGCCTTTATCATCTGTCTTGTAATTAACGCCTTCTTGTTGTAATAATGCTTGTTCTGAAGCAATAATTTCTTGTCTTTTTTGTTCATTTTTTTCCATATTATCTACAACTTTATTTAACTTTTCAATATTTAAACCAAAAGTTTTTAAAAATAAAAATAAAGAGAAACCAAATTTTTCTTGCAAACTTTTTAATTTTTCGAATGCTATTATTTTATCACCAGGAGTATCAGATTCTAATTTTGCAATTAATTCAATAATTTCTTTTTTAAAATTAGGTCTCATACTATCGACCATGCCTGTCATAGATTTATCAGTGCCTTCATAAGCTGATTGCATTGATTTTGCTAAACTCTCTAATATTTTTTTAGCTTCTGTTGATCCTAATGTCTCATCAGTATTCTTCATTTCTGTAATTATTTTTGATAATGCTGACATTTATTAACCTATTTGTTCGTCTATATTTTTTTGTGGTATTGATTTTGACATTTGTAAAGATACTTTTTTATCTTCAATTTTTTCTTGTGATCTACCATAAGATGTAATGCCTAAAACTGCTCCCATAGCTATATGAAAGAAACCTGCACCCATTAATGTTATAGGACTCCATTGTGTTAATACGACCTGACTTAAATATATTGTTTGTGCCATATTCCATAACACAGGAAACAATATAAAATCACATAAACATACAGTTAAGTATAACCAACCCATAGCAGGCCGCCATTTAGTATTAAAGTGTGACTCTTTGTTCATTTACTATTTTCTCTTGTTCTTCTTTCGTTTTCTTCTTTTAAGTAGTCAATTAACATTTGTATGTAAATATCACGCTCCCAAGGCAACATATTCTCAATTTCTGTTAATGAATATTTATGATGTTGTATCAATGCAAAATTAGTTTCAAAATAAGCCTCTAGGCTATTATGGGAGAGGCCAATCCGAAAAAATCTGTTAAACCACTAAAAATAACTTTACTCTTTACTTTAGTAACTGGATTTTCAACTTCAACTTCTGCCTTTAATTTTGGCATCGTGTCAAAAAACTCTTTTACTTTTAAAAAGTTTTCTTGTGGTAAACTTTCAAAAAACTCTTTTAATTCAGTTTCAGTTAAATCTTTTGCTGGATAAATCTTATCACCTTCAAAAATATGATCAACTGATTTTATTAATGATGAAAAAATTGCTTCAACATTATTTAATTTTTTTAAAGTTTGAACAGCATAATTAGCAATTGTAGGATATCTCAATACTAAACCTAATTGTCTATTTTCATCAATTATAATTTTATTTGTATGGTTATCTTCAACTATAACTTCTACTTTTGATAAATCAATTTCAACATCAGTATAAGTTTTTCCGTCATCAGGACATAACACCCTAAATTTAGCCTTTTCTCCTAACGATTTTGCTCTTATATTGATAAAAATATATTCTATATCAAATATAGGTAAATTATTTACATTAAGTACATTAAAAGTACAATTATCAACTATACTTTTTAATGCGTTTAACATATCATTTTCTTTGCCTGTTTCTAGTGCTATAAAAAGTATTTTTTCTTCTTTCACTAAAAAAGGTCTGTACTTTATTTTTTTATCTTCTGATGGTAGGGTCAATTCATATGTTGGAACTTCTACCTTTGGTAAAGACATAATATACTCCTTTGTTATAAGTTAATTGGCGGTAAACCTCCGAAAGGCGGAAATACACGGCCACCTGTAATACCACCAATCGGTATTCTTCTTTTCAAGCCTTGAATTACATCTATGCCAGCTCGTCTTAATTCTGGTGGTAATCTATTTAGTAAGCCACCTAAAGCGCCAAATTTACTCTTAACATCAACGCTTCTAAAGTTTGCTTTACCTAATTCTATGTTACCTGATCTATCTAGGAAATAATTTATCCAATATCTAAAAGTAAAAGTAACTGTAAATGTTTGTATGCCATTTGTTTCATAACTATATTCAACAGGACTTATAACTTTAGGATAACATTCAAATAATTTAACAGCATATGTTACATCATCTCTTTCATTACGACTTGCAAATTGACCTAATTGAAATATATTAATATCTGATACATAATTATCATAAAAATTAAAATTATGTGATGTTGTACTGAATACTGCCGATTGCCAAGTTTCAAAATATGATCTTTCTCTTAAAAACTTATCACAATAAAAAGTAGCAGTTATATCTTCTGATTTATAATCATGGGCAATTTGTCTAGCAGGGCCATGTGTACGAATTTCTTTTGATTCAATTGTTCTATTAGGCATAGATATAGATGTGCAAAATGCTTGAACTCGGCGACCATTTGCTTTATGTAGTGATGTCATTGTGCCTTGATCTTTAAATGTGGTTCTAGCTTCAAGTTGTGATACAGATGGTTCAGAATTTAAATTGGTTGTTGTATCTAATCCATTATTACTTCTAGGTAAATTAAACTCAACATAAAATCTTGCTTTACGAGCAAAGCCTTCTGCTTCATTTACATAACCTTGAAAACGGCCCAAGGTTGTTTCTGGATTACCGCCTGCCTTTTGTCTAAAACGAGGGTCATTTTCAATATTATCTAATGAACGATCACGTGGTAGACCTAATCGTATATCAAAACCACCAATACGAACACCGCCTCTTAAAATTGCCATTAGATAGAACTCCTTGAAGCTGCATATACAGAAGCTGCAGAACTTTTTTGAAATTGTTGAACTGGTAAATAACAAGCAATTGCCGCTTTATCATATTCTATTCTTAAAAAACCTGATCTAACGTGTTTATACAAATATTTTTTAATTGTAGGTCGAACTAATGGATTGTTTCTAACACGTGAATAACTTACATCAAATCGTGTTGTCGTATTGTTTTTGTTATTTGTAGAAAATCTTTGCATTTGTTCTAATAATCTTATTCTTGCTAATGGTGCTAAATAGTGAAAATTTAAACCACTAAAACCACCTTTTATTGTTTCTAATGGCAATACAAGCGGAAAAGTATCATAGTAAGGTAATGTTTTTTTATACTTTGGGTCATAAAAAAACAAATTTAATAAACCAATATTTGGCCGACCTGTAAGTCGTCCTTCTCTCATTAATTTATTTGCTGATATACCGCCTAAATCTGATATAGCATTTCTATACCAAGAGGCCGATTTTACAGTGTCACCTTGTTTGTTTTTAAGACTATCTAAAATACTTGCCATTTAATATATTTATGTAAAAAATGTAAGTTTATTTTGAAAAAACTAAATCTTTTGGAACTCTCACTAGATCACCAATATAGTGTGACCAATGTGTATTTTGATTGCCTATTTCTTTTAATTTAGTCATAGCATCATTGTATATGGCCAAATTGCCTTTGTTTGTATTTCTGCCAGAAAAATTAATTGTTTTTGTAGGCGATAAAAATTTTTTACTTACTCTTATTTCTTCTTGTAAAACTGTTTTTGGGTCGTAATAATACTTATGATTAGTAATTAATCTATTATCTCTTAATATGTGACACCATAAATTAAAATTTCTGCTGTAAAAATTAGACTCGCCTACTCTATTGGCACTATCTAAAGCTAATCTGTAAGTTATTTCACATAAGTGCATAGGAATATAAAATGAAGTTTCATCATTATTTGATTTTTTTTCATATATTTTAAAATATTTTACTAAATCTCTTTTTTCCAAATCGCCTTCGCCAATTACTATGAATTGATTATTTGGTATTTTTTCCATAAAAAACGGCAATACAGAATATAAAGGATAAGCTACATAATTTTTATGAAAATTATTTAAAGCATAATCTAATACGTCTTTTAAAGACGATTCAAATATATGTAATTTTGTATCATATTTTTTTGATATTGATTCTACTAATTCTTTTAAGTGATCATTTACGCCAATTATGTGAAAAAAATAATGTTCAGTAGGAATTTTTAAATTATATAAAGAATTAGCTATCATTTCTGAGTCAATGCCAGATAATAATAGAGCTACAGATGATAAATTTTTTTGTTTAATTTCATCATAAATTTCTGTGACCGTTAAGTCAATTGCTTCAAAAAAGTCTTGTGTTGTTATTTTATCAATATCTGTTATATTGTAAGTAAAACTACAATCAGTATTTGAAAATGTAAATTCACGCTTCATATATTCTATTTATATCAAAAAATAACGCCTAATTCCTTCTCCGTAAATATCTTAAACTCTAAATCATTGTCTTTACAATAGATTTTTGCAGCTTCCCATTTAGCATTGTTTTTAATGTATTCTAACTGCTCACGCATATATGACCTACTTTGTCTTTTAGGCTTCTTTGGTGGAAAACATTGTCTATAAGGTTTAACTTCTACCATAAACTTTTTACCTTTTTTTAACTTAAATATAAAATCAGGAAAGTATCTGTGTATTCTATAATCTATTGGCGAACGATATATAATTGGCAATTCTTCTGAACTCCAATATTCAATATCTTCATTCTTATCTAAATAAACCATCATACGTCTTTCTAATAAAGAACGATAAACAATTCTTGTTGGATCGCCTACGTATTTTTTGGGGTAAGATGGTCTATATAAACCTTTATAACTG